TTGCTCTGAGCTAAGAGCAGAGACAACTGAGTCAGGTGATACAATCGTAAGAGGGTATGCAGCTGTATTTGACCAACTAAGCGAAGATTTAGGCGGTTTTAAAGAAAAAATTAATAATAGAGCATTTGATAAAGTACTAGACAATGATGTAGTGGCTTTATTAAATCATGATAATAATATTGTATTTGGTAGAACTAGCTCAGGCACTTTAAAGCTTTCTGTAGATGAGAGAGGTTTAGTATCTGAGATAACTATGCCAAATACACAAGCTGCAAAAGACACTATTGAACTTATGAATAGAGGAGATATTTCTAAAATGAGCTTTGGGTTTTATGTAGATAAGGATAAATGGGTTGAAGATAGCAAAGGATTTGTAAGAGAAGTCAAGGAAGTAAAAAGGCTAATAGATGTTAGCTTAGTTACTAGGCCAGCTTATCCACAAACCAGCGCAGCTGTCCGATCTTTAGACCATCATAAAGAAGTATCAAAGGACAATGTAAAGACTCGAAAGAGTAAACTAAAACTATTAAAATTAAAAAAGTGAACAAAACTTTAAAGCAACTAAGAGAAGAGCGCCAAGTTTCATTGGATGAAATGACAGCTCTTATTAATGTAGCTGAGGCCGAAGATCGTAATCTTACAGAAGATGAGCAAACTGCCTTTGATGCTACAGAGAAAAATGTAAATGAGTTAGCATCTCGAATTGACCGCCTAGAGCGCTCTTTAGAGTTGGCTAAAAACAACACTCCTGTATCTTTCAAGACACAAGATGTAGCTAAAACAGACAAAGACCTTAAAAGATTTTCTTTCGGTGCTGTAGCTAAAGCAGCTTACACAGGTGTTGTAGATGGAATCATCAAAGAGATGGACGCTGAGGCTCGTATGGAAGCTCCAGGCCAAATGTTTAGAGGAGTAGCTGTTCCAGCTATCGCACTTCAAACTCGTGCTGCATTAGGTGAGCAAGCTGGTGTTGAAGTAGCATCTTTTGTTGACCAATTAGAAGCAAATAGCGTTTTAGCTAGCGCTGGAGCGAATTTTTACTCAGGTTTAACAGCTGACAGAAAATTCCCAATCATATCATCAGTAACTGCATCTTTCATAGGTGAAAACTTAGATGGTGCAACAGATGTATCTGAATCAGGGTCTTTCTCAACTGTGTCTCTTACACCACAAAAATTAATTTCTGTTGTTGGTATGAGTGCAGAGTTAATGCAACAGAATCCAGGCGTTGAATCAGCTCTACAACGTAACATGGCTCAGGCTATTACTGCTCAATGGGAAAAGAACTTGCTAGCAGATGCTAACGCAGCATCAGGCCCAGCATCTATTTTCGCTTTAGCTAATTCTGTAGTTGATTCAACTTCTGCTTTGACTATTGCTCAAATGATTACTTGTGAGACTAACGTATTAGAGAATAACATTAATCCAGCATCAGCTAGATTGGCTTATTTATTTAATGGTAGCGCTTTAGGAGTAATTAAAGGATTGGCAGACACTAACTATGTGGCTGGTTTTATGGATAACTTCCAAAAAACATTTAACACTTACAAATACCACATTTCTAGTAATGTTGGTAACGCTGCTGGCTCACAAGACCAAGTTTTATTCGGAGACTTCTCTGATGTACACTTAGGTCAGTTTGGCGGAATGAGCGTTTTATTTGACCCATATACTAACGCATCAAAAGGTCTAGGCCGATTGGTAGTTACTACATTGGTAGATGGTAAAGCTGCTCGACCAGGCACAACTTTACAACGTTGTACTGATTCTAATTCATAATTAGTAAATAATGATAATAGGGGTGGTTAGCGCCATCCCTATTTATAAAAACAAAGAATGGCATTACAGGCAAAAATAGAAGAATACTCAGGCACAGAGGTTATTACATTAGATGAGGCTAGAGATTACTTGCGTGTAGATCATACTGATGATAATGCTTTTATAACTGAGCTTATTAAAGTGGCTCGTATGCAAGTGGTAAATGATACTAATACAGCTGTTGTTGATTTAGATGTTACAGAATACTTTGAAAAATGGGCTGATTTTGGCGTATTTGAGTTACGATACTCAGGTAAATTAGGCAGCACAAAGCACGTAAAATATTATAATAGTAGCAATGTCCTTACTACATTAGTAGAAGATACAGATTACAGATGGGTTAATTATATGGGCATGCCAAAGGTAGAGCTTATAAATACATTTACTCTAAAAGATAGATTAGATGCCATCGAGATTAAATATAGTGTTGAGCCTGAAAATACAGACGAAACACGCACACTTAAAATGGCAATGTATTTATTAATCAGTCATTTTTATGATAACAGATCGGCAGTAACATACGGAAACCCAAAAGAGCTGCCAATTGGTTATCAAAGAATAATAAATCAGTATAAAAATTATATGTGGAAGTAAATGGACGCTGGTTTATTTAGATATAAGATAAATATAAAAAAGATTGCGTTTGTTCAAGATCCTGACTATGGAGATGCTACGCCTTATTATTTCCCAACTGATAGATATGCGGCCATTAAATGGGTGCAAGCTAAAGAAAAGTTAAGCGGAGGTATATTATCAAGCGTAAGACAGGCAGTATTTACAATTAGATACAGCTCTTTGGTGTCAAGCATAAACGCTAAAGATGTTATTGAGTATGGAGGTGATGAGTTCGATATACAAAGCGTATCATACAAAGGGCAAGGAAACAAAGCATATATAGAAATAATAGCACAGACTAAGGATTGAAACCATTTGCTAAAATAGAGGGCGCAGAGAGAATAAACAGAGCGCTATTTAGAGCTAGTAAAAGCCTTACAAAAAAGGTTTTATTAAGTGGTATGCGTAAAGCAGCTACACCATTAGTAAAGGCTATGAGGGCTAATATTAAGCCAAGTGGTAGAGATTACTCAAACGCTAAATATGATAGGTCTAGTGGTGATTTAAAAAAGTCTATAGGTAAGATTACTGGTAGAAGTAAAAAGTTTCCTAGTATATATGTAGGCCCGAGAGTTAAAAGAAAATGGTCTAATAAAGGTTATGTAGGGCATTGGGTAGAGTTTGGAAATGATACAGGATATAATGTTGATTTTGATGGTAGGAGATATGCACAGAAAGCCTTTGAATCTTCAGCTGGAAAAGCTGAGAGCATGTTAGAGCAAGAGATATTAAAGGCAGCAATGAAATTTTTAAAGTAATGGCGGCAATAGGTTTAGAAACAGGAAAAGCAATATTTAACATACTAAAAAGTGATTTAACACTTTTAGCGTTGATTGATGGAGTGTCTAAAATACAGCCTAGCGCAATTTATACACTAAGCCCAAAAGAGGGGGTGTATTATGATATACTAGGAGTTGATAATGAAAATACAAAGACATCAGCCAAAGCTGGTCTTACTAAAGTAACGCTACAAATAGAGTCATTTATGGCTAAGTATTCTGATGCAGTAGAAGTTGCTGTAAGAATACAACATTTGTTAGATAAAGTAGCTGAGGGGACTTATAACACAATTAAAATTCAAAGCTGTGTATTAGAATCTCAGACAACAGATTTCGATGGAGAAAACAAATTTTATTACATCGAAAGTACATATAGGTTAAGAATAATTAATTAAACACAAAAACAAGTAAACAATGGCAATTCAAAATGCAACAGATGTAGTGTTAAGTGTAAAGCAAGGCGGATCACTACAAGCGATAGCACATGCAACATCATGTAGCTTATCAGTAAACATGGATCTTAGAGATTCAACATCAAAATTCTCAGGCGGATGGCAATATAACTTAGGTGGCCTTAAATCATGGGAGCTTTCAGGTGAAGCTTTCGTTGAGGTTGATGGCTCAGGTCTAAACTCAGAAGAAATTTTCGCAGTAATGATCGCAGATCAAGGTGATGGAATAGATTGCACTTTCGGTGTATCAGGTATGACTTACTCAGGTAAAGCATTTATAACATCATTTTCTGTTGATGCTGGAGTAGAGGAAAATGTTACATATTCAATCTCTTTAACAGGCTCAGGCACACTAACATTATCTTAATATTAACTTTTAAATCCATTAATTATGGCAATTCAAAACGCATCGGATTTATTGGTTTATGCTAAGACGACTGACCCAGCTAAACAAATTACTAGGATTAGAGTATTAATTTCTGACCCTGTTGAATTTCCTGAAGGTGCAACAAATGGTAATATAATAATAAATAATGTTACAAATGCGTCAGGATCTATTTCTGATGGTGTCACTACTGGTGCTAGTATTAACACAGGTGAAGCCCAATTAAATTCTATTAGGAATCAATTACCAGGTAGGGATTACACTAGAACTGACGGAACAGCTTTAGGAAATCTTGCTGGTACAGTTGATGGCGATTATATATATATTGATGTGATGAATGGTGCTGTTGGAATAGTACCCACATTAGAAATTGTAAGTGGAACAGCTACTCTTAACGAGGATGCAATTATTATAGAAATATTAACACCAGGCTCATCAGCAATATTTGACCCTGTAGCTTTTAGTACTAGCGCATCGTTTAGCACTAATGTGGATTTAAGAGATATTACCAATAAGGATTCAGGCGGATGGTCAGAATCAAGAGTTGGGCTTAAATCTTTTGAAATATCTACTGAGCTTTTACAATCTATAAATCCTGATGTACCTTTAGATGGTACTGATTTCTTTCATGAGCTAAGTGAAAGAGACGAGGTTAATGTAGCTTTTTCGGATAGAATTAGAAATATTTTGCTTACTAACCTTACTCAAAGTGGGGTAGATGGGTTTACGTTATCTTCAGCAACACAAACTAATTTACAGACTGATGCTTTTGGTGGCTCAACAGCTTCAAAAGTAGTAGTAGGTGATTCTAATAATTATAACAGGTTACAATACACAGTCAGCCCAGCTAGGGTTGAAGATAAAACTATAACATGGACTTTATATGTAAAAGCTGACACTTCTTCGAGTGTAAGTTTATATGCAGATAAAAGTGGTGGTGGTGCTTATTTTCCTAACAAAATTGAAGTTTTAGAGGGTAATTATACAACAATAGATAATCAGAATAGAACTATTAACGGGTTAAGCACATCAACATTCACTAGAATAAGATTAACTTATAACAATATTGATGCTTCAAGTGCAACAGATGTTAACTTTATGTTATTTCCAGGAAGCAACCAAGCAAGTCAAAGTATAGGTGATTCAGTTATCACATCATCTTGGCAAATAGAGCTTTCACCTGAAGCAACCGATTACCAAGACCCTACCGATATTACACATTGGCAAGGAAACGCACTTGTATCATCGGTAAGCTTTGATGCTGGTGTAGAAGATAATCTAACTTGTTCGGCTACTTTCACAGGTACAGGAATAAACACACTAAATACATAGAATGGAAAAGGTTGAAATAGGAGGCCAAAAGAGGCCAATAAGATTTAGCTATTTAGCTCTAAAAGAGATTTGCAATGAATGTAAACTAAAGCTAAATGAAATAGATCAGCTAGGTACTGAGATAGATCATATAGGTATTATTGCCTTTTATGGTTTAAAATACGGAGCTAAAAAGAATGGCGAAGAATTTAATTACAAGGTTAGAGATATTGAGAATTGGTTAGATAACGAAGATTTCTCTAAAGTAAATGAGATATTCGAGGCCTTTAAAATAGACCAGCCCCAAAAAAAGGGAAAGTAGTACAGAGTGAGGAGTTAGATGATGCTGATGATTTCACTTGGGATAAGCTAGAACAACAAGGTTTAGGAATGCTAAGCATGACCACAGATGAGCTGTATGATTTGACGCCTCGCTCTTTTAGTAATAAAATGATAGGATTTAGCCAAAGGGAGGAGATGATAATGCAAAATCATTGGGAACAAACAAGAATGATTGTACATTCATGCTTATCACCACATTTAAAGCGTAAAATGAAACCTACAGAATTAATGCCTTTCGATTGGGATGATAAAAAGAAAGTGAAGAAAAAGGTAGCTAGTCAAGAGGAGATACAGGAAGTATTAAAAAGGTATAAAAACAAAGAGCCTAAAAGAATAAAATTATAGATGGGACTTAAAAAGGCAACAGTAAAATTAGGCGCTGATATAGGCGAGTTTACAAGTAAGATGCGCAAAGCATCTAAAAGCTTTAAAAAGATGGGTAAAAACATCCAAAGAGCTGGTAAAACTATGAGCATGAGCCTTACAGCTCCTCTTACAGCCTTTGCAGCAGCATCTATTAAGGCATTTGATACACAAGCCAAAGCAGAGGCTAAGTTAATGACTGCTCTAAAAGGTAACGAAAAAGCTTTTAAGGGATTAACTAAGCAAGCTAGAGAGCTTCAAAAGATTACCATTTTTGGTGATGAGGAGACAATGGCAGCTCAGTCTATGCTTGCATCAATGGGCTTAGAGGAAGAAGCTATTATGCGCCTTACACCATTGATTCAGGACATGGCTACAGCCAAAGGAATGAATTTAACAGCTGCTGCTGATCTTGTCGCAAAGTCTGTTGGAAGTTCAACAAATGCTCTTAGTAGATATGGTATACAAATAGAGGGCGCTGTAGGTAGCTCTGAAAGGTTAGATAGTGCTGTATTAGCATTAACAGGCCAATTTGATGGACAAGCTAAGGCAGCGGCCAAAGCTGGTGCTGGTGGTTTAAAACAACTACAAAACAGGTTTGGCGATTTAATGGAGAAGATAGGCGAAATGCTTATACCTGTATTAAATCAATTAGTAGCTGGTGTTGATAGCATGATCACAGCATGGAATAATTTAGATAGTGGTCTAAAAATAGCTATTATAACACTTGGAGGAGTGTTAGCATCTATAGGGCCTTTGGTTTATTTATTCGGTACTTTAGTCTCTATTGTAGGCTTTTTCATGAGTCCATTAGGTGCTGTTGTTGCTGGTCTAGCTGCATTGGCAGCTGGTGCTATATATGTAGCTGATAACTTAGAAGCATTTAAAGAGGTTGGCTCTGTTGTATTTGCTAAGTTACAAAATGCAGTTATTAGCTTTTTGCAATTCTTTATAGAAAACAATCCTTTCTCTTTTATTATAGATGGCTATAATTTATTAATGGAAAAGCTAGGCCGAGAGGGCGTTACTAATCCATTTAAAGCTGTTTCAGGTTACTTAGAAGAATTAAAGGCAGATGTGCCTGAGGTGGCTACAGAATTTGGATCATTTGGTGATGCTGTAAGTAATGCAGCAACAAAGGCAAAAAATGCTCTGTTTGGTTTAGGTACTGATATAGGTATAGGTACAGGAGTTAGTACAACAGGAGGAGATGCGCCTGTTACTCTTATTGATATGGATGTTGATGAGATGGAGGAGGAAGCAGAGGTTATCAATACAACTTATGGTGATGCCTTAATAGCTACAAAAGAGAAAATTGATGCTCTGAAAGAGTCAGCTAAGAGCTTTGGCTTAGCAATGGTCGATAATTTTGCTGGTAGCTTTGCTACTGCTATTACAAGTGGTGAAAACTTTATTGTAAGCATGGGTAATATATTTAAAGACTTAGCAAAACAAATAGGTGCAATGCTTATAAAAGCTGCTTTATTAGCATCAGTATTCTCATTAATTCCAGGCTTAGGAGCTGCTCAAACAGCTGGAGGTGGCGCTACTAGCTTTAGTGGCTTACTTACAGGAATGATGGGAGGAATACCTGGCCGAGCAAATGGTGGTTTTGTTGCAGCTAATAAACCATATATCGTTGGGGAAGCTGGGCCTGAGTTATTTATGAGTAGTTCATCAGGAGGTATAGTCCCTAACCATGATTTAGGAGGTGGCTCAGTTATACCTGATGTAAGAATCTCAGGCGATGATTTATTAATAGTATTTGATAAGGCTAACAGAAGAAAAGCTAGAAGATAATGGCATACGGAAAGTATAGACACAGCACATTTTACGGAGAGAAAGGGAGTACTTGGAATGTAGAGATTTGGAAAGATAATTTTAGTGGTAGTAGCTCAGAAATTGATTTAACTGGTGAGGGCTTTACTATAACTTGGAATGGTCAAGGCGGAACAAGAGACAGAGTATTTTTAGGCTCAGAGTGTAAACTTAACTGTATAGTTAAAAATAACACAGATGAGTCTTTTTTATATGACACCCTAGAATCAGGTTATCAAGAGTATTTTATAAGAATATACAGAGGCGCAGTAAGTGATGCTAATCTTTGGTGGTATGGATGGGTACAACCAGCATTTGACCAAATAGAAAATGCACCATTTCCTTACATATTTGCATTAACTGCCACAGATAGTTACGGATTTTGGAGTAAGAAAAAAGACCAATATTTTAGCGGTGAAGATGAAAAAAATGCACCTCATAAAATAAGAGATATATTATTTACCATAGCACAAGATATGGAACTTAATATTCTATCAGGTAGTAATGAAGCTCCAATACCTACAAGCTTTAATTGGTTAAGAACAAGTTTAGATTGGTGGTCATCACCACACTCATACAATTCAGCTAATCCCGCTATATTATATCATGTGGCTAAAGGCTTTGTTAGTAAACCAACGACTATCGATGATGATGGAAACATTGAAGAAGACCCAGAGGCATATAAATACAAACCATCTGATGTATTTGATGGAGTTTTAAAAGCATTTAATACTGTTGGTTTTTTAGCTGAGGGGCGTTATAACTTTATACAGCCAAACAATTTTGCCGATAACACTACAGGAAATATTAGGGTTTATGAATATAATTCAGATTTAGTAAGCAACCCAAACAACCCTTTTGACTTAAACACGTTACTTACTATAGATCAATCAAACCATGTTATTTTAGGTGGTTCTAGTATTAATTATGAGCCTAGTTTTGAGAGTGTAAAAGTAAACCATAAAGGGGGCTTTAGTAATTTTGAAATAGGTTCAGGACAAGATTTAACAACTTCTTTTTTAGCTGGTTCATTACAATCAGGATTATCAGGGCAGTTACAACTTAGTTTTTCAGCTAAACATTATGAAAGGATTAACACATCTGATTTTAGTTTAGATACAGGTTATAATGTAGTACAAACAAGTTTTAAAACAACTGCTACATTAACTATTCGTATTACTGACGGAACAAATGAAAGGTATTTAATTCAAAATTCACAAAGTAATTTATTACAATGGCAAACAGCATCAGGAACAATTACCATAAAAAGAGGTTATGCAGTAGAACAAACTGAGCCTGTAAATAATGAAAGCCAAATGTGTGTTGGTTTGGTTAGTAATGCAGAAGCTAATAATAATATTGGTAATTCTTATGGCCCGATGGATGTTTCTACATTCAGTACTTATCAAAAATTTTACTCAGAATTGATTTTTAATGCTTTTGTTGAATACCCTGATATATCAGGTGATATATACATTCAACTTACAGCAGACAATGATTATTATCAGGCAAACGCTACCGCTGTAGGTTCTTGGCCAAACATTAATTATGAATGGGATTTTTTAACTGTAAACGACCCTACGCCTGTACAAGAATCAACAACCTGTGAAAATATTACATTAGTACCTGTTGAATTTAACAACGATAATAATGTAACAGATGGTATTATATACACTGCATCACAAACAAACAACACATCAGTAGAACAATTTGATTTAGGTGATATTAATTTAGGTCAAAGTTCAGTAAATAGCTTATATTCTTTTCAATACAATTCAGGCTCTATTTATGAAGTTGTGCCTGGTTTTAGGCGTGCTAATAGTGGTAGTTATATAAACGCTTCTCAATTATTAGTAAACGAATTTTTACATCTTCAGGTTGAGCCTTTAGAGATATTGCAAGCCGATATTCAAAGCGCTGATATATCACCGCTAAAGCTTGTAAAGTATACTATAAATGGAGATAGTAGTTTTAAATACTATTCTTTTTTAGGTGGTACATTTAAAGCACAATCAGAAGTATTAAGTGGCGAGTGGTTTAAAGTAAATTCAATAACTAATAATATTACAGGTGGAACGACACCTAATGGCCCTGAGCCACAAGATCCAAAATCTACAGTACAACAAAGAGTAACTAAACAAGATTTAGTTGATAGGCAAACGAGGGACAATAATAGTTATGGCGTATTAAGTTCAGCTTTACCGAGTGGCACAGCTGATAATAAAATTACTTTAAGCACATATAGTAGAGGTAAAATATTTAATAATCAAAAATTACTTTTAAGCTATGCAGATGGATCACATCCATTTATATTAACAGCAAATGGAGACTCTACTACAGCTGATACAGTTATTGATTTAGACTCATTTACCCCTAATATAAACTACCCAGCTGGATCAGTAATTAGCCCTTTATTATATGATTTTACAAATGTTATATCAAGTAATACACCCCCATCAACCCCAGCAACACCAAATTTATTTCAAGGTATTACAGAGACAATTATTTATCTAGCAGCAAATGAGTTTCATATTACAAGTAGAAACAACTTTGCAACATACACTAGAGATAACGTAGGCTCTGTTCAGCCTACAGCATTTGTTAATAGAACTAAAATTTATGCTACTTGTTTTGTGCCTTTAAATTATGAGGTTACAAGAGTAGGAATAAATGCAAGTCAAAACAGGTATATAAAAGTTTATACATCAAAAACGATAAATGATACAACTACTTTAAGGGGTTCAGGAACAGCTAATACAAATTTAACTTTAACTACTGCTTGGGAAAGTGTAGCTGGTGAATACTTAATTCTGGAGTTTGAACAAGGAGCGTCAACAGATGAAATTTATGGTGGATTTGTAACAATAGTAGCAGTTTAAAAATGGATAAAGACACACTTCAAAGCATAGCAGTAAACGGTGCTACAATCGGTATAAGCCTCACAGATGTAGAGGCTACAATAAGAATAACTGCTTTAGTGATAGGGCTTTTATTTACATTATATAAGTTTTATTTAACGTATAAAAATGAAAAGAGCAGTATTAATTAGATTAAAAGAAAATAAAAAGCAAACACTAGGAAAACTGTTTTTATTTAATGGTTTAGATTTAGAATACGAGTGCTGCACATTAGAACTACCTTTTAATGATAATAAAAGAAATATAAGCTCAATACCTACAGGAGATTATAAAGTCAAGATAAGAGAATCAGAAAAATACGGACTACATTACCAAGTTGAAAATGTAGAAATGAGAGATTACATTTTAATTCACCCAGCAAATTACTTCACACAGCTTAGAGGGTGCATCGCTTTAGGATATAAGTTCTATGATATAAATAAAGATGGTGAGCATGATGTTACTCACAGCCGCAGAACTATGCGCCACTTGTTAGAGATAGCCCCTGACGGATTTAATTTAATAATATTAGATAATGCCTAGTACACTTATTATCGGTGATATACATGAGCCATTTTGCCTAGATGGATATAAAGAATTTTGCTACAAACAATATAAAGCCTATAAATGTAAAGAGGTTGTTTTTATTGGTGATGTTATTGATTCGCATTATAGCTCATTTCATACAGCCGACCCTGATGGCTTTGGTGCTGGTGAGGAGCTAGATAGAGCTATTGAAAAAATTAAAAAATGGGCTACTTTGTTTCCTGTAGCTAAAGTGTGCATTGGTAATCATGATGCTATTGTAAGAAGAAAGGCTTTTGATAGTGGATTATCTAAAAGATGGATAAGAGATTATAATGAGGTATTAGGTGTGCCTGGCTGGAGTTTTAAAGAAAGCCATAAGATAGGTGATATATTATATGTACATGGAACAGGTACAAGTGGTAGAAATGCAGCAGCAAACAAGGCTTTACAATTTGGTTGTAATGTTGTTCAGGGGCATATACATACAGAAGCATCAGTTATTTATAATGGTAATGTGTGGGGCATGCAAACAGGTTGTGGCGTTGATCGTAGATCGTATGCAATGGCATACAGTAAGCATTTTGCAAAGACTTATAAAATAAGTTGCGCCGTAGTTACTAAAGATAATACACCCATAATTTTACCATTTAAATAAAAAATTAGGATTTTAAGTTTAAAGTTGTATATTTACACCATTAAACAAATGTTCTTTACTTACTGGCAATAATAATAATAATAATATAAGAGTTATCCGAGTCCTATTTAGGACTTTTTATTTAAC